GGTAGAGGAAGCGCCGGTAGAGGAAGAGGCTCCGGTAGAGGAAGAAGCTCCAGAGGAAGAGGCTCCAGAGGAAGAGGCTCCAGAGGAAGAAGCTCCGGTTGAATCCGAAACAGTCCCAGTAGAACGAGTGGCCTCGGATATTCGGGAAATCTTATCTACCAGTGTTGAAGGTGGGTCTGAACTAACCTCAGATGAAATCAATCAAAAAATAGCCGATCTGGCCTACCAGAAAGAACTGTTTCTTAAATTAATCACCGGTGAATTATCTCGTGAATCAGTTAGAACCCTGTGGAACACCCGTTCAGTTCAAGTAGATGCTACGTGTAATTATTCGGAAGTATTAGACAGTTTGGACGATTTACCGTCTATTGTAGGAGAATGTTATTGCGTTTCACTGACTACTAATTTCTTAAGAAATAGTCATACTATTTCTGAAAAAATTGAAAGATTAGAACAATTACAAGGAGTATTGTCTGTTGGATTATGTAGAACGGGCCGATATTTATTATCACTATAAACCACTATAAATCACACTTTTAATGTTTATTTTATTCTTGATTACTTAGTTAGAGTAGGCAAGACCACCCATACCACTCATGATACGAAGAACATTGTAGTTGACTGCATAGTAGTCTACTGTATCGGTGGGATGTTCAAAGGTTGCATTGTCAATGCGAGAAAAGTTACAGGTTCCCGATGGCTGATGTTCCTCTGGTTTAAGAGAGAATGAATACACTCCAATGGAATCCGCCACACCGAGAGATTCTCCACCCGGACCTGTGTGATGTTGCCAAATTTGGGCTCGTGTAAAATATCTAACATCTCTTTCAGAAAAACGATCATGACCGTTCAATTTTAATTTGTAGGTTGACCCAGGGGCCAATCCAGTCGGAACCGATGGACCGGCATATACGTTTAAGGTAGTTGCAGGGGCTCCAACAAAGATTAACTCTTTAACTGGGTGATTTAAGTTTAATTCGTCTCTTGTGCCCGACGCTCCTTTCTGAAACTGTAACTGTTCAATTAAATATTCGTGAGACACTTGTGCGAATCTACGTCGTTCATCTGTATCTAAATAAATATAATCACACATCACTTTAAAACCATCAAACGAAACCGTGCCATCGGTTTGATCACTAACAGCACTTCTATCACAGATAGTTAGCTTAAGTTTGACTTCGTGATACTGTAGAGCGATTAACGGCAAGGCCAACCCTGGATTTCTACAAAACCAAAAGGGTAAGGGCACAAATGCTTTACCGGGTCCATCACTAGTAGCAGTCCCAGTGCTATTAATACCACCGTGATTGTATGACATTTTACTGTATAGCGTTGGGTTAGCTGGTTCTCTACCTGTGTTGCCACCTAAGGCTGGAGAACGACATGTATCGTTGCGTTCAGTAAGTGAGCTCCAAATATTTAGCCAGTGATTGTAGTGTCTATCAATACGCTGACCCCCGATTTCTATTTCTGACTCCTTTAGTAATGTATTTCCAATAAAGGGACCCACATCTCCGCTCGATTGTCCAGTTATCAAAGAACTAGGTTGCCATTCAACATACGTTCTACCAACAAGATCACCATTTCTAGATATGGTTACGGATACAGAGCTTCCAAATCCAACAGTGCCATTAATTGTCTGTTCAATAGCCTCCATAGAGAAGTTAGTGTGTCTGCGATAGACAACCTTGAAGAAAGTGATCTGAGGATTACCTGTAAGGTAGATATCTTGAGCACCGTAAGCGACTAATTGCATAAGACCTCCTCCCATAGTTTTATACCTTTATATAGAAAAAAATAATGAATTAACCCTATCAAGTTTTCTTTGATAGTTGAAATAGTAATTACAGATAAGTTAACTAACTTAGTTAGAATAAGCAAGACCACCCATACCACTCATGATGCGAAGGACATTGTAGTTGACAGCATAGATTTCAAGAACCTGTGCGCTACCAACACCCTGAACCAAGATAGCATTATCAATTCGGGAAAAGTTACAGGTTCCCGATGGCTGATGTTCTTCCGGTTTTAAGGCGAAAGAGTAAACTGCGGTAGAATCTTTCACAGTAACACCACCATAGCCGGTGTGGTGTTGCCAAATCTGAGCTCGTGTGAAATAAAGGCGGTCTCTCGCCGAAAAGCGTTCGTGACCATTCAATTTCAGAAGATATGTATTTGCTGCAGTCAGGACTGTATTTTGACCACCACCCGTACCCGTTTCGTTTTGCCATTCACCTGTCCAAACAAGCTCTTTAACTGGATGATTAAAGTTGAGCTCAACATTTGACTCTGCGGCAGATTTCATGTGCTGCACTTGCTCAATTAGGTATTCGTGGGAAACCTGTGCGAATCGTCTTCTCTCATCGGTATCTAGGTAAATGTAATCCGCAAAAACCTTGGTGTGATTACCCGCGGTGACTAGTGCGCTACTGAAAGTAATCTTGACTTTTACTTCGTGGTATTGAAGTGCAATAAGAGGAAGCGCCAGACCTGGGTTGCGACAAAACCAAAATTGAAGAGGGATAAACAAAATACCTGGGTCTGCTGCAGTATCAAGAACTCCACCGGCGCAAGCCATTCGTTGGAATTTTGTGTAAGTTCCCGTTCCCATATCAGCGGAAGTAGCGGTGGCATTACCCGTTGAGTTGGGTTCAGTCAGTTCAGCCCAGGTGTTTAACCAGTGATTGTAATGTCTATCAATTCTCTGACCACCGATCTCAACCTCAACTTCTTGAAGAATGTGATATCCATAATTGTTTTCATCAGCGGAATTTCCCGGATCGTGTTCAACATACATTCTTCCGACTAAATCACCATTACGGGAAACAGTGACAGACACGGAACTACCACCACTCACAGCACCATTGATGGTCTGTTCAATAGATTCCATAGAGAAGTTGGTGTGTCTGCGGTAGACAACCTTGAAGAAAGTGATCTGGGGATTACCCGTAAGATAGATATCTTGAGCACCATAAGCGACTAATTGCATAAGACCTCCTCCCATAGTTTTATACCTTAGCATAGAAAAAAATAAAATAAATGAATCTTACTATCAAGTATTCTTTGATAATTTATGAAAATAGGCTTAGAAAGAATTTACATTACTTGAGATAGAATTACTATAGATCAACTTAGTTGGAATAGGCAAGACCACCCATACCACTCATGATACGGAGGACGTTGTAGTTGACAGCATAGATGTGGATACCATCAACATCTTTGTCAGCACCAGCCACAGAGTTGTTGTAAACGAGCTCAGCGCTATCAATGCGAGAGAAGTTACAGGTTCCCGATGGCTGATGTTCCTCTGGCTTGAGAGCGAATGAGTATACGTGGACCGCATCCGCCTTAGGACCGCCACCTGGGTTACTGTGGAATTGCCACGGCTGCACACGAGTAAAGTAATTGTCCTGGCGAGGAGCAAAACGTTCGTGGCCGTTAAGCTTGAGTGTGACCGTAGTGCTGGTATCGTCTGCCAATTTAACACCCGCGGTAGTCTGTAAGTCCATAGGGTTGGAGGGGCCACCGTGGATTGACATTGTGGCTCTCTTTCCTGCCCAGATCAGTTCCTTAACTGGGTGATTGAAGTTTAATTTGAAAGTAGCTCCACGAGCTTCAGACTGATACTGGAGCTGTTCAATAAGGTATTCGTGCGAAACCTGTGCAAAGCGACGACGCTCATCGGTATCCAGGTAGATGTAGTCGGCCCACACCTTAAGGCTTGTCAGATTGGACGTCAGTGCCGTGCCGGCCAAATTAGCAGCCGTCTCAAATGTAACCTTCAACTTAACCTCGTGATACTGAAGGGCAATAAGCGGTAATGCGAGACCCGGATTGCGACAGAACCAGAAAGGCAGAGGAACAAACACATTTTTCTCTTGGAATGTAGCGGTGCCGTCCCCTTTAATTGCTCCCGCCATTCTCTGATAGGCAGAGGGAAGGACGTTCGCATCCTGTCCATCAGTTGCAAGGTCAGATGAACGGTATTTACCGTCAGTGAATATCTTAGCCGGACGCATTTCCTCGGTCAGCTCGGTCCAGGTGTTAAGCCAGTGACTGTAAATACGATCAATGCGCTGGCCACCAATCTCAACTTCAACCTCCTTCAACAGATTATGTCCTGGGTTGGGGCAGAAATCAGCCTGATCGACAACTGAATCAGCATCAAATTCTACGTAGACTCTACCCACTAAATCACCATTGCGGGAAATTGTGATAGAGGAGCTACCCCCATAACTGGGTGTTCCGTTGATGGTCTGCTCAATGGACTCCATTGAGAAGTTGGTGTGTCTGCGGTAGACAACCTTGAAGAAAGTGATCTGCGGGTTACCCGTAAGGT